GATGTAACAGTTATCGTTGTAGCAGTGCCTAGGAGAGCGTGATTAAAGGTCGTCCATGTACCTGTTAGCGCCGTATTATATTCTACTAGAGTATCTGCGATATCTGATGTGACATTCGTCCAATTCAGAACTACAGAAGTTGTAGTGGCATTACTAGGAGTTAGACCAGAAGGCGGTGCTAAACTTGTTGAGAATGGGGTACTAGTTGTAAAGGGGGACGTTGTCACACCATTTTTGATCGAGGAAACCCGGAAATAATAGGCAACTCCAGGCACCAGCGATGTAACAGTTATCGTTGTAGCAGAGCCCAGGAGAGCATGAGTAAAGGTCGTCCATGTACCTGTTAACGCAGTATTATATTCTACTAGAGTATCTGCTAGATTAATTGTACCATTCGTCCAATTCAGAACTACGGAAGTTGTAGTGGCATTACTCGGAGTTAGACCAGAAGGTTGTGCCAAAGTTGTTGAGAATGGGGTACTAGTTGTAAATGGTATCGTTGGCACACCATTTTTAACTGAGGAAACACGGAAATAATAGGCAACTCCAGACTCCAGCGATGTAACAGTTATCGTTGTAGCAGTGCCTAGGGGAGCGTGAGTAAAGGTCGTCCATGTACCTGTTAGCGCCGTATTATATTCTACTAGAGTATCTGCGATATCTGATGTGACATTCGTCCAATTCAGAACTACAGAAGTTGTAGTGGCATTACTAGGAGTTAGATTAGTAGGCGGTGCTAAACTTGTTGAGAACGGTGTACTAGTTGTAAATGGTGTCGATGTCACACCATTTTTGATCGAGGAAACACGGAAATAATAGGCAACTCCAGACCCCAGCGATGTAACATTTATCGTTGTAGCAGAGCCTAGGGGAGCGTGAGCAAAGGTCGTCCATGTACCTGTCAACGCCGTATTATATTCTACTAGAGTATCTGCTAGATTGATTGTACCATTCGTCCAATTCAGAACTACGGAAGTTGTAGTGGCATTACTCAGAGTTAGATTAGTAGGCGGCGCTAACGTTGTTGAGACCACAGAACTAGGTGTAGATGGAGTAGATGTCACACCATTTTTGATCGAGGAAATACGGAAATAATAGGCAACTGCAGATTCCAGCGATGTAACAGTTATCGTTGTAGCAGAGCCCAGGAGAGCATGATTAAAGGTCGTCCATGGACCTGTTGACGCCGTACTATATTCTACTAGAGTATCTGTGATACCCGTTATACCATTCGACCAATTCAGAACGACGGAAGTTGTAGTGACAGTACCGGTAGTTAGACCAGAAGGCGCTACTAAAAGTGTCGAGGCCGCAGAACTAGTCGTCGTTGGCACAGATGATAAACTACCTTTGACCGTGTACACACGGAAAAAATAGGCAACTCCAGACTCCAGTGATGTAACAGTTATCGTTGTAGCAGAACCATTTGCAGAAAGATTAAATGTCGTCCACGATCCAGAAAGGTTCGTGGTATATTCTACTACAGTATTCGTGGGATTATCTGTGTTATTTATCCATGATAGGCCCATGGAGGTTGTAGTGGCATTATTTGCCGTTAGGCCAGAAGGCGATGTTAAACGTGTAGAGCTAATAGAACTAGTCTGAAGAGGTGCAGAAGATACCCCATTTTTGATTGTATAAATACGGAAATTATAACCAACTCCAGGAGACAAGCCTGTAACAGTTACGGTTTCTCCTGAACCGATAGGAGAAGGAGGATTAAACGTCGTCCAATTTTCAGATGAACCTATACTGTATTGCACTATAGTATTTGTGATACCGGATACAGTATTCGTCCACGATAGAACTATAGAGGTTGCAGTGGCATTGCTCGCCGTTAGGACAGTAGGCGATGATATACGTGTCGAAATGGAGGAACTAGGTGTAGAAGGCCCCGCCACTGTTATACTATTCCTTATTGTGGATACACGGAAATAATAGACAGTGTCTGAATTCAGTCCTGTAACGGTTATCGAGTTTGCGGTGCCGATCGCACGAGTACCAAAATTCGTCCATGTACCTGTTAGCGTCGTATTATATTCAACCAGGGTTTCTGTGAGATTGTTTGTACCATTCGACCAACTCAGATCTACAGAGTTTACAGTGGGATTACTTGCCGTTAGACCAGAAGGCGCCGCCACGAGTGTAGAGACCGCTAAAACCGTCGTAATGGGCGCAGATGACACGCTACCTTTTACCGTGGAAATGCGGAAATAATAGGCAGTATCGGCAGTCAATCCTGTAACGATTATAGAGTTGGCCGACCCGGTAGCAGAAGGATTATAAGTCGTCCACGATCCAGAAAGGCTTGTATCGTATTCCACTTTTGTGCTCGTGATACTGGTCGCAGTATTCACCCATGATAGTTCTATAGAGGTTGTATTGGCATTGCTTGCCGTTAGGCCAGTAGGCGATGCTATACGTGTCGAAATGAAGGAACTAGGTGTAGAAGGCCCCGCCACTGTTATACTATTCCTTACTGTGGATACACGGAAAGAGTATCCAGTTTCGGAATTCAGTCCTGTAACAGTTATCGAGGTTGCGGCACCGACAGCGCGAGGACCAAACATGTTCCATGACGTTAATCCCTGTTGTTGGTATTCAATCAAGGTTTCGGTGAGATTGTTTGTACCATTCGACCAACTCAGATTTATAGAATTGGCGGTGGGATTACTTGTCATTAGACCATACGGTGGCGCTACGAGTGTAGATACCGCCGAAACAGTCGCAGTAGGTGTCGATGACACGTTATTTTTTACCGTTGATATACGGAAAAAATACGCAGTTTCGGAATTCAGTCCTGTAACGGTTATCGAGGCTTCAGAACCTAGGGGCTCATGAACAAAGGGTATCCATGATCCAGAAGGATTCGTAGTATATTCAACGAATGTATCAGTGGGATTGTTTATCGTACTAGTCCACGACAGATATATGGAACTGGAAGTAGGATCGAATGCAGAAAAATCAAAAGGTGATGTTAACAGTGTTGAGACCGCATAAGTAGTCGTAGTAGGCGTCGATATAAAACTGTTCTTGACTGTAGAAACACGGAAATAATAGGCGTTATCTGGAATCAAACCTGTAACGGTTATCGAGGTTCCAGAACCTAGGGGCCCATGATCAAATGTTAACCATGGTCCAGATAAGTTTGTCGTATATTCCACTATTGTGTCTGTGGGATCGGTTGTGTTAGTTGCCCATGTAAGACTTACGGTGGTTGTCGTGGCATTACTTGCGGTTAAATTAATAGGTGACAATAAACGTGTAGAGGTTGTAGAATTAGTCTGAGTATACAACGATGTCAACCCATTGTTTATCGTAGAAATACGGAAAAAATAGGCAGTTTCAGGATTCAAGCCGGTAACAGTTATAGAATCTTTAGAACCAATGGCAGAATGGTTGAAGACTCTCCATGATCCTGTTGTGGTTCTGTATTCTACCATCGTATCTGTGATTTTGGATGAGGTATTAGACCACGATAGACCTATAGAGGTTGAAGTAAGACTATACGTAGTTATTCCAGTAGGCGGTGAGATATAAAATGGTGAGTCGATATCTATCGCCGTAGTATCGGTAATTCTATCTGGGCTAAAAAAATATGAATTTTCTACGACGGAATCTGTATCCCATCCAGATATGTTCACGGTGTTATTCCATACACTTCCTGTGAATAAACCAGTCGCTTCTGCAAACATATACGATACGTTAGTGACACTCTTAGGTAAGTTGGTTGGTACTGATGTAAGAGATGTGGCTCCAACAAAGGCGCCCGACAGGCTCACAATAGAAGATGAGCCCCAGGTTGGAACAGATGTTAACCATTGAACACCGGGCCACGGATTTGCATTACCGGAACCAAAACGAGTAATATTACCAATAACTTCCACTGTGTATGTTCCATAGTTGCTATATATATGGGAAGTACTTGTATCTATAGTTCCGTCGCCCCAGTTTATAGTAACCGGATCAGAGATGGGTAGTTCGACGGTATATGTAAAACTCTGATGAGGAGATACAAGTCTCCCCGTAGGAGTATTTCGCATGTAAAATACGAGGCGCATGTTCTGGGGCGGGACCCGGGTAGCATCACAACAATCGTATACCACCTGTTTATTTGATACTAACTCGGTCAATCCAAAAATTCTATCTAGTATAGTGGCGCCGCCTTGTGGCCTAGTTTTAGTATTTGAATTTGCGATCACGGCTGATCGCCTATACCTCAACCACGTCGACGGATCCATGCTTCTAAGAGAGAAGAATAAAAGACTTTAGGGTGGTCTTACGAGGGCCACCCTAAAGTCTTACAAAGGTCTTACAGAGATCACACAAGGGCCCCTACAGCCGCAACCGTCGCACACAAGAAGGTACCCCACACCATATCTGTAAGCGCAAATGACAGCGGATACTTGGCGAGTGTGGCGTAATTTGTGAGATCATAGACGCCGTACATGGCGAGGCCGAGAGCGCCCCCGCGCCCCGCCGCCTCTTGTACCGTTAGATCGGGTCCGGAAGCAAAGAACCAGATGGCGCCGACGATCAACACATATACTAATATGGCTGGAATCCAACGGATTGTGAGAGGCTGACCCTGTAACCGTGAAAACATGGCGGAACTCGTCTTCATTGTAGAGGTTAACCAGACGGCATCGAGGGCCACGATAGCAGCAGCCATTCCGATGATTTTGCCGAGAGTCATCTAAAGAGGTGTAGGATTCCATTTGGATCTAAGGCTGCCGTACCGTACCAGATACAATGGATCCAGTCCGTCTTGAGGAATACACTGGTCTCATCCAGAATAAACTCGTCGCCGTTTGGCAGGGACCCAATGCCATAACACCGTGGTTACCCACAGAATTCCTACTCAGTCAGTACATTACTCGGATTCTTGTAACGGGTCGGCAGTCACCAATGTCGACTGCCATGGCAGCGGATGGAAGTTGGACGCAGATATGGAGGAGTCCGGGTTCGAAAGAGTGGTCGTGTCTTCTCGGTATTATTCAACACATGCCGGGACCTGTACTACTCGTTATTGGACCCGATATTGCGCTGTCTCCGAAAATTGTAGCGAATCTGAAAACGGATGGTCTCACGACACTCGTGTTGAGACAGAGTCAGGGATTTCCGCAGGGCACTGTGATAGATCAGGTCTTTTTTCCGATTGTGGATTCGGGATCCACTGTGATCGCCGCCATCCAGGAATGGTCGGGTAAGGCTGCACCGAAGACATTGGATCTCCGTACTGTTATTCCGCAATTGACAGCCCAGGGATATGGACTCACAGTTGCAGATGGTGTGTGGCAATGGTATAAGCCGGCGGATTCGCCGCCCTTGGTGACGTTGACGGTGCAGCAGATTGCTCGTCAACTACAGGTGTTGGGAGAGTTGCTGGCGTCGTCGTCGGCTTGAACGAAGAGTGAATTTAGTTGCGCCTGGACTGCCTGGACTGCCTGGACTGCCTTGACCGGCGAGACTGTCTGGACCGCTGGGACTGTCTGGACCGCCGGGACTGTCTGGACTGTCTGGACCGCTGAGACTGTCTGGACCGACGACGAGCGGGGAGAGGGGGAAACGATACTCTGTTAGGGGCGAATAGGTGGCGTTTAGCACCCTTGTTGCCTTCTGCTCTAACTAGAGGATTGTGGGGTGGCATAAACTCTCCACCAGGGATGGGGGCACGGGCAGGGGCAACTTGACTCATATTTTGGCTCATATATTATACTCTATACACCGAAAATTCTTATATTAGACCCACAATGGATCTAATATACGAATACAATCAGACCCTAAGGTCTAGTTTGCCGGAGGCACACTAGACGTTTAGAAGAACCCGCCCTGCTGGCGCTTCGTCTTGCGCCGGTACTTGTTGAACAGATGGAACACACCCTTCTTAGCCTTGTAGCCCTTGCGGGTCAGGTACTTTAGCGCCTTGCGGCCCGCCGCCTGCTTGCGACGGCTCACAATCCGACCGTGCTTGTTCTTCACCAGGTCGGACTTCTCCAGACCACCCGACGTCTTCTTTGCCGTTCCGTGAAACACCTGCGCCTTCGAGCCTACGGTCATTGCATGTTCGGACATCTTATACTAGAGGCCGAGAAAATTGGTGACGCCCCCAGGCTAAAAAGTTGATCGGGGTCACCAACGGCTACCGGGGTTCAGGATGGACAAGACCCAACCCACTGAGATGAACGAGATCAAGAAGACCACCAAATATGTCCGCAACAGTGCCGGACAATATATGTGTCCGCATTGCGACAAGGTTGCTGATCGTCAGAACACGATGTACTACCACATCAAGAAACATCTCGGAAATCTGGACTATCCTTGCACAGTGCCGGGATGCACGAAGGCCTTTATTCAAAAGGGAGCTCTTCAACAACACGTGGCGCAAGCGCATCCGAACGTGATTGACACAACGAACCCGTATGCGAATCAGACATTTGATTGTACTGAGCCGGGTTGTAAACACACTTGCCGGATGAAGGCCAACTTACAGATTCACATGGCCCGGAAGCATTCGCCGTGGATTCCGATCTATTCGGGAACATGTGACGGGTGTACGAGGCCATTTGCCTCGGCCACGGCGTATTACTACCATGCGTGGACATGTGAGGGACTCAAAGGATCCAATGAGGTCCTTTCAGGACCTATTGAGACCCTTCCAGGATCCAATGAGGTCCTTTCAGGACCTATTGAGACCCTTCCAGGATCCAATGAGGTCCTTTCAGGACCTATTGAGACCCTTCCAGGATCCAATGAGGTCCTTTCAGGACCTATTGAGACCCTTCCAGGATCCAATGAGGTCCTTTCAGGACCTATTGAGGCCTAAAGCAGAACCGCTCCTTACTACATCAGATCATGGTAAACATACGCATTTTTGCCGATCAAGACACCGGAATAGATAAGATTCTCGCTTACATCGAGAAGGTCGACAAGCGCGGCATTCACGTACAGCAGCTCAATCCGGCCCAATGGGTCCCCAAGGATGACAGCAGCCATTATGTGAATATCCACGTCTCCATTCCCTGTAGACTCGCCCTGAACAGCCCCGGATTCAATATTTTGGCTGCGTCGCAGCCCTATCCGGCAGAGTGGGCCTGGGTCGAAGATCGGATGGATCTCTTGATCTGTTCGTGGGAGTCATCAAAGCCGACTTTACCGCCGGGTAAATCTTTTCGAGAGGCGGTCGAAACCTGGCGTCGGGCTATCGTAAAGGCCACAAAGGCTCCCAAACAGATTCCTGTTCTGGTCAACCAGGTCCCTGTTTCCGTCGTAACCGTGTCGCACTACGGTCCTGCCTGGTTCACCAACATGGTTCAGAATGTTCTCGGCCAGGAATGGCCCGCTGTTGAGTGGATCATCGTCGGCGATCTCAAGACCCAGGTCGACAAACTCAAACAGGATAATCCGAATCTCAATGTTATCTGCATTGACGGAAATCTGGAATCGGGTATTCAGGCAGCGAGTCACGATGTAGTGGTAATTATGGATGATGACGTACATTATCCAGCGTCGTCCATTGCGAAACGGGTAGAGGGGCTCCAGCGCTCCGGTGCAGATCTAGTGTACTGTGCTACTCTGCCTGTGTACGACGTGCGCCACTACATGTCATCCATGTGTGTTCCCGATCTGAGAAAGTTGCCGCATCTCAGAGCGTTCGAGTCATCGTTTGCGTTCAAGAAGACATTCTGGAATGGCGAGGCCCCGATACAGACGAGAGAGACGCAGACCGCCGAACTCTCTCCGTCGGGTATCCTAGTCTCTCTTGTACACAAGGCAAATCCAGATGTCAGATATGCGGAGGAGCCAGAGGCCGGTGTGGAACCCAATGGCTGCCACTATGGATTTAGCGAAAAGTATTTCCAGTATATTCACGGAATTGGCATGGCGGCGAAGATGGAGTAAACGGATTTTCTAGACATCAAGTATATGATCAAGCTAGTACTCGGAATCTTGGGATTCGTTGGCGCTCAAGATCCAGTAGGCTCCACCGGCTGCACGGCGCCGTCGTGTGTCTTTGCAAACTCGGCTCTGCGGTTCGGTACGGGTACCCAACCATCCGTGAATGCCGTGGGTCTCTTCGTTCAGCCCTGGTATTTTTCGCCATCGGCCAATGCATGGTACAAGCTCACGTTTTCCAACTATCCGCTAGATACGGCAATCGGTACTGGTACCACGGGGCCCAACTGGAGTGGCGCTACCGTCACCGATTTGTATTCTCTCACGGCTTCGGGGTCCAACACGGATTACTCGAATTTCGTCGTTGACAGCAGCGATACGACGACGTCGACAGGTCACGGTAAGATCGTGGCAACCCGGCTATTCACGGTTCAGGGGCAACTAATGACACTCGAAAATACGTTTTCTCTTGGGCGCAATGACAGTTTCGTAAAGATTGTTACTCGGGTCATTAACAATTCGTCGAGTCCGATTGAGAACATGATCATATGGACGGGAACACGGGATGATTATGTGGGAACAACGGATGTGAATACAAAGACTCGGGGGAATTTAAATACGGGTTCGTTTGTGGCGGTAACGGCGAATAACCAATCTTCGAGGGCCATTATGATTACGAATACGAATGAGGGCGTTCTGTTTTATTCGGAAACAGAGGGTGTGATGACGGCCTATGCACTATGTTGCTCATTTTCAAATGTGTACAATACGAATCCGTTGTTGCTGGCTCCGGCCACTCCGAATCCTACGGATGGATCGTATGCGGCGGTTCTTCCTCTTGGAACAATTCCTGTAGGTGGATCGGGAAGTATCACATGGTATTATGCGGCAGGTGCGGTGACGTCTCTGAGCACGGTGGCTCAGAATGTGGCGGCTGCGCAGGTGGCCGATGCTCCTAGCATGTCACAGGCCTATTCGGAGACACCTAGTGGGACACCCAGTGGGTCACCCAGTGGGTCACCCAGTGGGACACCTAGCGGAACTCCATCGGAGACACCTAGTGGGACTGTGTCTCCTTCTAGGACTTCAAAAGCAACATCTACTGTGACCTCGACCCAGACCTCAACCTCTACACAGACCCCTACACAGACTTCTACCGGTTCCACCATAGTCATCTACGTATCTCCTCTCCCTGTCGCAAACCATATTCTAACTGTCCAGCTCGGCAACACGGTTGTTCCAGGCATAATTGCGATAAATGTTGCAACCATAGTAATCGCCGCCACTCTTCTGCTCTGTGCTTCCCGATGCTGTAAGTCGGCAACCCCCGTCCCGGCAGCAATAAAACGCAATATATTTCGCCCTTTGACTACCAGAGAACCCGAAACAACGGTGACTATCGTGACTGAACCCACGCTGCCGAATCAGACCGGACCGTGATCACACAAAAACTTGCCCAAAACTATCGAGACCATAGTAGATATACAATGACCTCGGTAATATTCTGTGATGGGGCCTGCAAGGGCAATGGATATAAAGGAGCCGTAGGAGGATGGGCATATGCATATTGGCCCGGTCCGAGGGCCGTAGGAGAACCGCAGTTCTCAAGTGCCAGTCGTCTGGCTATTGGACCCGAGGGAGAGGCTCCCACAAATCAACGAGCCGAACTCAAGGCACTCCTTGAATCTCTACGATTTTCCAAGACTGTAGAAGGCCCTGTAATAATCCACACGGATTCGCAATATGCCATGAATTGTACGGAAAAATGGGGACCGAGTTGGAAAAAAGCGGGCTGGAAGCGAGCTAGTGGCGAGCCTCTACAGAATCTCGATTTGATCAAGGAACTCGTAGACATGTTCGCCGCCATTCGAGTCCGTGTTAGTCTGAAGCATGTCAGAGGTCACCAGACGAATTCTAGTCACGAGGCGTGGGGGAATAATTGGGTGGATAAGGCCGCAGTAGCTGGATCACAGGGACCTGTTCACATACCTGTTCAAGGACCTGTTCTAGTACCTGTTCACAAACCTCTTCACAAACCTAATCAAGGATCCACTCAAGGACTTGCTCAAACCGATTTGAGGTCCTGGTTCAAATAATGGCTTGGGCCTGGACCCAGTCTAAATAAATCCACAATGTATCACTTTAGAGTAGACATGACTCACCAACCGATCCTGCTTATCCTCGGCTGCCAGAAATATAGAGCCAGCCTGATGGCAGCCATAGAACGTATGAAGCATCCTTCATATTACGTGATTGGTCTAGTTGGAGGTGTAACTGAAATAACATTTGATGGTACACTGTTATCTCTTCCCGTTGAAGATTCTTATGAATTTTTGCCCAAGAAGGTCCAGGCGGCGTTTCGATGGATTCATTCCACATTCCCGGATACTCCTGGTATCTTCAAGACGGATGAGGATATTTTTTTCAGAGATCAAAATCAGCTTGCATCAGAGATTGTGCAAAAAGCCCATATTCCTTATTGGGGTATAGCTGTGCACCACTGTGGCGCCGGAAATGTAGACTTAGGGAGAATACAAAAGGGTGACAATCATTCCATAAGACCTTCGCATCCGGCCGCACATTATTCATTTGGTCACGGATATTGGGTTTCTAGAGTAGCGATTCCGATAGTATGTGCATCGAATGAATACGAGGGAGCATTCCTGGAGGATGTGTGTATGGGGCACGTACTGAATAAACACGGTTGGAGACCCCTAAATGTACGTATTCCGTATGAAGAAAGACCTAGATCCTAAGAAGTCGCTCCGCATGTTCCAATGATCCCTCGATCCAGGCCTGTAAGAGACTGAATGATTCGCCACATACATACAATTCCGGCATGGTAGAAGGCCGGGGACGAATTGCCGCCTCGCTCTCGGCGGCGGCATCATAGGATCCCGGTTTCCAATACGTCGTGCCATCCGTCCAGGCATATGATTTAGCCCACGTCGGCGCCGGCACATTTCTTTCCGGAAACAGACGTTTTACTTCCTGATGTATAATCTGGGCCAGAGCCGGTCCCGATAGTCCCGCCCATCGTTTCGTATCCCGTCCATCGGTATACGAAATCATGATGATACCTTCCTCTGCCCGTATGGGAATTATATAACGTAGCGGCGAATCGGTGACGAGGCGTTCCGAATCACTGAACCACGATGTCGGAAACTTGGCATAAATCCGAATGAGCGGAGCCATATCCAAGTGTTCGAGAGTCTTGAATCCGCGCATCACCGGTAGTTTCCGGAGTTCCGTGACGGGGATTGTGAGAATTACCCGGGAAGCTGACACGGTATCGACCGGACCCTTACTATGGACCAGATATGATCCATCCGCTTCCAGAGTAACATCTGTGACTGCTAGGCCCGTGCGTATTTCGACGCCGAGCTTCTTCAGGGTATCTACGAGTGCTTCGACGAGAAGAGATAAACCACCGGCAACTACGCAATATCCTCCCCTGGCAACTCTGTCAAATCCTAGAAGAGCCACGTCGGCTCTCATCGATTCGAGCTCGGTTCTATAGGGGAATAGGTCGAGGAGGGCCTTGGCAGAATCGGGGCCGAGGATTTCCCGGGCGACTTGCTGTAGAGTCATTACAGATAGTACGGCGGGACTCAAAAATCGTATCTGTTCCAAAAAGGCGGCCCATACAGCCTCGAAGCGATTTTGCATGGAGACCGATGATCCGACATTTCTCCAATAAGAGTCCTTGCCGAGTTGTATAGTGTCGAGACCATATTCCTTGATCAGTCCGAGAGTCAGCTTATGGCTATCGTGGATACGTCCTGCACCGGCTTCTAGACCGTTAATGGTATGTATACGTCCGCCGACGTTGCGATCCTTTTCGAGTAGAAGGACCTTTGTGCCCTTCTTAGCAAGTTCTCTTGCTAAGTAGAGTCCAGTTATTCCGCCTCCGACTATGATGGTTGTCATCTGACATGCGTGTATATTTGGATTGGGCGAGTTTTGCCGGAGTCCTCATTTTGCCTTATTTACAGTGTCACTGATCCACTTACACACCTTGACAGTATCAGATTCGGTTGCTCTGCTTAAGACTTGTGACGGCTTCAACAGCAAAAAGGTGGGAATGGATTTAACGTCGCAGAAGCCGGGGGTGTAGTTATTGGTGTCGATATCACACACATAATAGGGAATACCGAGTTCGATTGTGGCCGCCTCAATGGCTTTCTTATCGAGGCGCTTACAGGGGCCGCACCAGGATGCCGTGAACTGGACAAGAAAAACATCGGAGCTTTTCTTGTCTGTCCATAATTTTTCGAACTCTTCTTGGGTATTGAGAGGAATCATGTTAACTCGGGAAAATATAAATTTTGGCGTGATTTAACTTGTGAGATAGTCCACCAACAACTTTATGCTTCCTCCGCCGATGATAGCTGCGACGGATGCGCCGAGTATCTGGGACTCTACTGTTATCTCGTCACGGGCGCCGCCGGTCTGTTTTGGCGGCTTAGTGGCAGCAGATCCTAATACAGGTCCTAGTAGGCCTGCTGCGGGTCCTAATGCGGGTCCCAGTAGACCAGCACCGGCCCCTAAGGTAGATCCTGCTTTGGTCAGGCCTGCTGCGGGTCCTAATCCAGTAGCTCCTAGTAGACCAGCACCGGCCCCTAAGGTAGATCCTACTTTGGCCGCTCCTAGTAGGCCTGCTGCAGGTCCTGCTTTGGACGCCCCTAGGGCTGCACTGGTTGCACTGACCTGCGATACCTTATCCAGAATCCTCCCATACGGTGTCTGTTTAAAAATACTTAGCGCAATGTCGAATATAGCATACGGTATTGCCATAAACGGATTACCATTAAATCCCGTTTGGACTTTATTCGTGTCGGGTTCCGTCTTATGTCTCAGTGCCAAACTAGGTCTGATTTTATGTTCTTTGATTGCGTGAATTGCTATATCCTGTCTACCCTGGCTATCACCAGGGCCATGATTAAAATAATTCAATATTTTGTTTTCAAATGTCTTAACATTATTGCTTTCCGTATCTATAAGTCCATAGCTCGCCAATTCCATTACAACATTTCCAATAAACAAGTTAAAGGGTATCATAAGAAAAAACACGAAAATTATCAGCCAATATTTTCTATTGTATATAATTGAAAATATCATGTTAATCAACGCATATCCAATAACAATTCCCACGATACCGATTATAAGCATGCGGATTCCAGGTGCGGTTTCACCCGCAACCATGTGATAAAATCCCATGAAGCCGAATATCTTCGCCAGAGATACAACGAAGGACGGCACATCCTGTTTATAAGTGCTCGGCTGATCTGTAAACATACCCTGGCCGATTCCAGTCAAGAGATCAAACGGCGCCGTCATGCCATAATTCAGTACCCGATCCTGTTCTGTCCACAACTGCAATATATCCCATAACCACCAGAAGCCCATGCCGCCACCCGTAAGAAGTTTTGCAACACCCGTAACCGGACTTCTCGCATAAAAATGATCAATGCCTAGGAACCCCAAAAACGTGGATATCCATTTGACAGTTGTTATATTGATATCGGGACGGGGAACACTCGGGCCTACCGCTGGTTCCGGAATATTGCCGTCTTCCACCATTTCATAAGCACTACCACGACCCTTTTGTAACGGATAATATCCTACATAAGGATCCTGATTGTCTTTGGACATATCCCCTGACGCTTACAGCGGAAAAAAGAGCGGAGCCAAACGCTTCAAGTATAGAAAAGTACTCCACCCAGGCCGCCAGTGATTCGGAGCACATTGTAATTCCTGGCGTATACAATCACGTGTCTCGGTACACTACTCACCGTCCCTGTAGGAAATGTTAGAGACAGACGAACATCGTCGATGCGACTCACGTTTATCGAACCCGAGGGTTGCTCTGCTTCGGGTCTCAGACAAAAGGAATATATATAAATGAAGCTGTTTTCTCCCGAAGGAATCGCCGTATGGTACTGATAGGGCTGAGTACGACGAAAGTATAGAGCATAGCGCTCTTCGAATCGGTCGTATCCATCTAGTCGGAGGATAGCCGACGACAGCAGATCTGTCTTGGTTGTAGGCGTCGTGGTATTCGCCTTTACGTTCGAGTAATTGAACCACTCGTTACTGTCTTCCATACGATCCTGTTGGACAACCCAAAATATTTCTTTGAGGCAATGATTGAAATTGAGATCGACCGTTGCCTTGAGAGCTCCGCCGACAATGGACTGGATCGGCGTATATTGTACTTGCTCGATGAGATATTCGTGATCCATGGCGGCAAAGCGTTTTTGCTCCTCCTTGTCCAAGTACACGTAATCGCAGAACAACTGAAACCGGGTCGGGGGCAGAGACTCTGTAGGCGGACAACTGGTTCCCGTGTTACCCAACGTGGTCGACCACCACAGCTGATGAAACGGTTTCAAATGTATAATGAGACGTACCGGATGCGCCTGGAGAGCGATAAGAGGCAGCGCCATTCCGATCGAATTACAGAACCAGAACCGGAGAGGAATTGTCAGATTCAGCGGTCCCTGTGCACCCGTGATATTTGTGCTGTATCCTTGCCAGTGTCCAATCATATTACGGTATCCGTCCAGTTTGCTCGCAGGAGTCGTAAGTTCCGACCAGATCTGGAACCATTCGCCAGTGTGTTTGTCGATTTCCTTGTCGCCGATTTCAATACTGACATTCTGGAACATGGCGTGCCCTATGTCATTGCACCAGTAACGGGTCGTGCTACCCAGGGGCGGCACAGCAGGAAGATCGACTTCGATAAACATGGACCAGAGTAAATCGGCCTTTTTGGGTATCACCACACTTATTCGTTTACCGAAATCGACGGTGCCTTCGAATTCTACGGGTATAGATTCAATGGCGAATGCCGTATAACGGCGATACACGTGTTTGAAAAAGGTCATCTGCGGATTATCTGTAAGATAAACATCCTGACGCCCTCGGGCCACCAGTTGAAGTAATGTAGATGTTGGCATACCTTACTCTCTGATATGAAAATATGGTTAGGAGGCCGTACGCAACCCGAATTCACGTATAAATATCACCGAATAGGATAGGGCATGTCTACACGAAGATCAGAGGTATTTGAAAACATTAAAACACAGGGATTCGTATTTACAACACCGTCAAACAGCACGGATACAACTACGGCCGGGGTATATCCAGATCGTAATTCCACATTTCAGATAGTCGACAGTCAGGGGACCGCCGAATTTCGTCCGGATATAAACTGTCAATCGGCAACGTTGAATAATCTAACATCGAATTCGGCTACTGTTACGAACTTTGCGGCCGACTCGTGTACCATTGGATCTCTCATTACGACAGGTGGCTCCATCACTACTACGGCAAATCTTGTGGCAGCCGGCGATGGTAATACATCGGGTTCCGTTCGGGCAAAACGTGTACAGCTGAGAGATCAGGTTACGGGTGCGATGGGAACCCTGGACACATCGGGAAATAGTGTATTTTGGACAGATGCCTCTGGGTTACGAACAGATTTACTGAGTTGGAACACAGTGAGAGAAATAGATTTGTTGGATTGGACCGGCACTGGTGTTAGCACGACGGATATTATTTCCAAGTTGAATCAGTTGTTACTTATTCTCGACGATGCCGGAGCCTTTGTCACATGTCCGAATAGGACCTTTTGATACCTGCCAAAATTATTCTTCGACCGGTGTAGTATGACCACCCGGAGTGAGGTGTTTGATGTCATAAAAACGTCATCGGTTACGTTTAAGAATCCTGATGGCGGCACTCCTTCTATCGGATCAATCTTACAGACAAACGATATATTCGGCACGGCCACATTTACATCGAGCATCACATGCGACGAAATTATCACAACGAGGGCCGACATAAGTTCTATGACGGTTTCATACGTTACGGTCACTCGATTGACGACTGGTCCGGTCATATCGGACACCGATATCCAGATTTCGGATACAAGCGGAGATATCGTAGCAGACTATATTGCGTCAGATAATGGCAAGTACAGTCGAGTGGATAATTATATATTGCCGGATGAACAGACTAATTTGATATTAGAAGGGGCTAATTCGTCTTTGGTCGGTAATAGCTCGAACTATCTCGCATTAAATAATGGGGCGCTGTTATGGCAACAGACTAGCGGGAAAAATGCCTTGACTACCAAGACACTCACGACCGATATATATACAAATATTATACAATGGATATCGGCGTTTGCACAAACTTCTTCGGCACCATTGTTGAGTCCGAGTGCTTCCACTGTCGCCATTATTAACACGCTGAACACGCTGATCTTGACAATTGCCAGTCGAGGTGTATTACTGAAAGTGAGGGGTGGGCCCGCAAAACCTGTTATAGACTCTTCTGGACTACGAGTCGATTTAAGTGGCTTCACTGTGTCATGGACCTCTGTTCCATTTTGCACTTACGCAGTACTGTTAGACGATCGGGTCTATTCGCAGAATTTCAGTGCCACACAGTATTCTTTTACGGGTTTCTCTCAGACGAATAATTTTCCGTATATTGTCAAGATCGCCGCAATAGATACTATGGGACGCTATGCATTTTCGGATCCATTTCCTGTTGTGATTCGTAATATAAACAGTAATCCGAAGGATCTGGAGAATTTTTACGGCACGTTTGGTCAGGGTCCGTCTTCTCAGGCATATTATCGGGCCACGAGCCCGAATGCTATTAATTATATTACTGTATCGACAGATCCGACTATTCTTCCCACGAACCAAATACAGAATAAGTTTGTGTTGTTGGGCTCCAATGCTTCTGCGACGACGCCGATTCAGATTAGATATTGGGAAGACAACAGCTATTTAATCTCGTCGCTGAAGATCACGAATACGATTCCGTATTTTCTTCGGTATAATACTACGGATCTATCCTGGCAAATATGGCCGTGATTAGCCGGAAGTTGGCTCATCGCCTGCCAAAGCGTCTATGACAGCCGGGCTCCGTGTAATTCCGAGTGAGACGATACTGTGTTGTTCCGTAGACCATGACCAGGATAGTGTATCTGCACGGATCGAATAGCCCCAGTGGGCCGGTATTCCAATTGCCCAGCCCGGTTGAATGCGTACCTCGATATACTGGACACGTCCGATATAGGGGGCCGTTTCGACGGTGAGAGCCCACGGATCCATCACGGATTCGGGAAGAAACCGCCGATATCTCGAGTGCGCTAACCAGACGAGTAGTGGGCCGCCACTGGAACAACCGATCCATTGGCGCTCGGCAGTGACCCACGTCAGAGCCGTTACTTCTCGTTCCTGTAGAATATCTACGGATGTTGCGAATAGGCCGGGAAGCCACCATAGAGGCCGTGCTTCATCGATTTCGGCGAGTCCCTTGGCCAACTCCATTTGTTCGGCGAGATCTTCATTGTTGTCTATGCCGGTGTTCAGTTGATCCAGGGCCGTGACCGTGGTGCCATCGCCCATGGTCCACGATGCCTTGGCGGCAATCTCCGGGCGCCACGGCAGAGCGCCGACTTCGAATACGACGGGCGTCTTTTCGGCCATGACGGATCCGAGACCCGCCTCGGGTTGAGCAAACGTGTATTCCTGAATGGACCGACTGTAATCGAACCAGTGAACTATGAGAACTACAATCGGCAGTAGAAGAACTACCCACCACTCCATTGTTTAGGACAGCGAATGAAAAGGAGAGATTTGGGCGCAGACCGTCTAAATATAGGATCAATATAAGCTCTCAGATGAGCTCGGGATGTCTGTTTACAAATGGCACGCATGTTTTGGCGGGATGGCAGAAGGGATCTCTCGGCGGCTTCGGCGGAAAGATGGAAGCCGGCGAGTCGTGGATAGAGACCGCTTGGCGAGAGACGCTCGAGGAATTATTCGAACTCGCCGCCAATAAAATTCAGGTCCTGATTCCGGTTATTCTGGAAAAAACCAAGTACTCGAAAATAATCCGGCAAGACCAGTATACGGCCTTTGTGTATTCGTTCAAGGATCTTGAGAAGGTCTTGATGATTCTCAAAGCGCATCGTGTTGTGTCGCCGCTGTATCGCAGGTTTCCGATTACGGTGAGCGAACTCGTATTTGGGCGGAAACAGATGGTGTCTAGACTGATGTCTAGACCGGTCATAGCCCGCGGGACTGGGATCAAGTTGCCTGAGATATCGACGCTGGCCATTTTGCCACTGCTGCCGTGGATCAGTATATCGGGCGACTTTATGAATGATCTTGCCGTAGTTTCCATGACGTAAACACACGGGCTTTGCCAATGTTAAGAACCCCTGATCGGGATTCTTAACTTTAGTAATGGCCAGGAGTTATTCGGCAGCTCTGAGCTGGTTCAATGACGGTGTTTCCGCAAGAAATCCGTTTGCATACACTCCATAACGGCGATCATTGTCTCCATCATTCTCGAGAGCAAAATGGTAATACGTATACAATGACCGACCCTCAATCTTCGTAAAGTTGGCGGATACTGGTACTATCATTACGGTTAAATCGTCTATGACAACTTCGTCTGTTCCCCAATAGGACGCCTGAGCCCGTTGCTGAGATTCCGTTAGATAATCTACGAGGAGTCCGTGGCCTCCTGTTATTACGAGGGGTTCGAAACCCTCCCGCTTACCCGTGTACATACACGAATGCCAGATGTCTGGATTGTTTATCATAAAACCCTTTATTATCTTGGCGATGGGTCGGAGCCCGTGACGGTAAGTCTGTATAAGGCAGCCGACTCTCAGATCTTCAATAGGTATCCATTTATCTTCTGCACACAGAATACGTGTTCCCTTATTGAAACAGTTTGCGGTATAGCCAGGAAGACCCGATGATCCGACAACATAGTTTGAGCCGTTTACTCGTGGGCCAACATGTAATGGTGTAACTGAACTATCTTGGCCACCGGATGTCACGACAAAGGCATTACCTGTCTCGTTCGTAATCGAAAATGATTGAGGTATAGCACCACGGGTGTAATCCGCCGAACAATAGTTCACTAGAACTGTAAACTTGGGAGGACCCGGTAGATTTGTGGGACCGGATCCACTGATATCTAGATCAATAGCAAATAGAGTACCTGCGCCATATAATCCTTTGCCTAAACCGGCCCCTCCATTCGAACAAACTCCATACAATATGTTGGAGGAAGCATCGACGAATAATCTTCCGACGGGATCGTAACCATTTAGCGGTGCACTTGAGGGGTTAAACGTCCAGACAAGACTTGCACCCACTATATTACCATTGTTTAACTCAAAACATACAATATTGTCAGCAACATCTTTTTCAACTTGATATACATATAGATTACCCTTGTATGCTATTAATGAGTCTAATGATTGAGATGCCCCTTCTCTAGGCATTACCTTGACCCGAGGAGATACCTGTGGGATTACAATAGTCGGGGATCCGGTTGTGATATCGTATAATAAAATATTGTACTGCACAGTAAATCCGTAGATTTTACCACCATCGCAGCTGATGGTTGATATAATAGCATTACTCAAATCAGTAAAGATTATGTTGAGCCCAGGTGTTCCTCTCCGTGAATATCGGTATAGATTTCCGGAATTGTCAAATGCATACAAGTTACCAGAAGCATCCAGAGTCATAAATTCGCTCGGATCCCCAATAAATGTACCGGCAGATGAATTAACCGCATCTCCAGAACTTACGTCACACGAAAAGAGTTTTTTGCCTTGAATTCCGAATATTTTACTATCTATGCGATACATGGCTCCTATTGCCGGCGATGCAAACGTGGCCAGCGTACTGACAACCGAGTTTTTGATTTTATATAATCGGGTACCGACCGTTCCGTAAACTGCGTTGTCTATTTGGAAAGGTGGATTAGGTTTACCGATATTGGTTGTAAGTAAGTTAGTGAATTGATCTGCAGTTAGTCCATCGTCTACAGATCTTCCAATATAAAATGGCGATTTAGGATTCGTCGTAGTTCCAGATGTTAGAAAATTGGCGTAGTCCGCAGGACGCAGTGGACCGACATTGTTAGTCCAACCACTCAAGTCTGTAGTAAACGAAGATGCTCCAAAAAACATGTAGGACATGTTGGTGAACTTTGAGATATCCCACGAAACTGCCGTAGTTCCAAGGAAGGCCGTTGCTCCATTGAATGCGCCGCTTACATCTACAAGAATCGTGTTGGAACCCCAGCCAGACACATCCAGCAGAGTAGTTGCACCGGGCCAGGATGCCGCACCATTACCAAATGACGAGTAATTACCCCATACAATTACTTGATTATTACCTGATACAGTATTGCTTATAGAAGCTCCATTCTTATAATAGCGCGTTGGTCCCGAACCCCAGTATACATGGATACCAGATGCGTCAATACCAGAAATGGGCAGGGTCACTGCTCCGCCGGTGGTAAATACAAATGTCGCCGGTATTCCTGTGGCAGGAAATTCGAAAAAAGGCGATCTGGGATCTAATAGGGTCGTATCTTGCCCACCGGTATACAAAAAGCGGGTAAAATTTGTAACGCCCCCTACAGCCCACGAACCTATATTATATTTCAGGAGATTGTTGTTATATTGGGCCGTTGCTCCTTCAAACATATGAGACATGTTTGTTGCTGCCCCCGTATTCCATGATGACAGATTTCCATTAAAGGCCGTGGCCCCATAAAACATGTAGGACATGTTGGTGAATCGTGAGACATCCCACGAAGATGCTGTATTTCCAAGGAAGGCCGTTGCTCCATTGAATGCCCCGCTTACATCTACAAGGGCCGTATTAGACTCCCACCCAGTCACATCCAGGATATTGGTGGCTCCTTGCCAGGAGGATGATCCATTGCCAAATCCGGTAAAATCTCCGTACACTTTTACTTCATAAGCTATTATCATCTTGCGTATTCTGTTGTTACCTGAGTCTGCAATGTATACGTTACCATTCGAGTCAACAGCTACACCATAAGGGTCGATGAATGCAACTGATCCACCTGTGCCATCCGTAAAACCGAACGAGCCTCCTGCCAAGGTCGATACGACCCCCTCTGGAGTTATTTTACGTATGTTGTAGTTAATCGAATCTGTAACGTATACGTAGCCATTCGAATCGACAGCGATTCCTGTAGGGCTTGCAAAACTAGCAACCGAACCAGAGCCATCCGTTAAACCAGACATTCCGGATCCTGCCAAGGTCGATACGACCCCCTCTGGAGTTATTTTACGTATTTTGTAGTTGTTTGTATCTGCAACGTATACGTAGCCGTTCGAGTCGACTGCAACACTCTCAGGAAAGCTGAATGACGCAGTTCCACCTGAGCCATCCGTTGAACCAACTGATCCGGATCCTGCCAAGGTCGATACGACCCCATCTGGAGTTATTTTGCGTATTTTATTAGTGATTCTATCAGCAACATACACGTAACCATTCAAGTCGACGGCCACACCAGAAGGAGTTGTGAACGTAGCAGATTCACCAGGACCATCTGTAGAACCAAATGATCCGGATCCTGCCAAGGTTGATACGACCCCACCTGGAGTTATTTTACGTATTTTGAGGTTGTTCCTATCTGCAACGTATACGTAGCCATTCGAGTCGACAGCTACGCTTTGAGGATAGTTGAACGTCGCAGATTCACCAGGACCATCCGTTGAACCAGACATTGCGGATCCTGCCAAGGTCGATACGACCCCATCTGGAGTTATTTTGCGTATTCTGTTATTGTTCGTATCTGCAACGTATATGTAGCCATTCGAGTCGACAGCGACTCCAAAAGGATTCCAAAACGTGGCAGATCCACCTGAGCCATCCGCATACTCAGTATCTCCATTCCCTGCAAGTGTGCTTACAATATACGAATCCATTATCGTATCCGATACTTCTTGGCCACTAATGTAACTTTTCAGGGCCCCGTTATCAAATTCTGAATATCCTCCCCAAAATACTTGAATATCTGATGTACTAATCCTAATTATGCCAGCCATTGAGGAATGAAACTGGCACACATAATATAATATGCTTGGTGCATTATAAGGAACCGTAAATGAAATTGTACCGTCAGAAGCGCCCCCATTTGTTATACCACTGCTGTATACATTTACAGGACTACGTTGACCAGAAATAGTTTGAATCCAGAAAGGATGCCCTGGTGCATTTACATTAAAGGTATATGTAAAACCTCGCAATAAATTTAATGTTGGATTATTTGAACCATTAATTACATAACTACTTGAGCCGGAAGCAGTAACTGTAAATGGTCCTGATATTTCAGTTGTACCATTAATTCCAGAAATAGGTAAATTAACAGAAACAGGATTATTAAATTTAAAAATCATTGGCGACCTGTAAAACGGAGATCTAGGATCTACCAAGGTCATATCGACCCCATTTGTATAGAAAAAGCGTTCAGAGTTTGTTACGGCCCCTACAGGCCATGCTCTAATATCGTATATAAATCTACCATTGGTGTATTGAGCCGTTGCTCCTTCAAACATATAAGACATGTCTTGACATGCGCTCGGGCTCCAATTATCCAGATTCTGATTAAAGATTGTGGCTCCATAAAACATATAGGACATGTTGGTGAATCCTGAGACATCCCACGAAGCTGCCGCTTGTCCGATAAAGGCCGTGGCTCCATTGAATGCCCCGCTGACGTTTACAAGGGCAGTGTTAGATCTCCAACCAGATACATCCAGGATATAGGAGGCGCCGGGCCAAGAGGATGGTCCTTTGCCAAAAGTTGTGTAATCACCATATACTTTAACCGTTGCTACTGAATTTAATTTGATGATGCTACTATAATTCGTAGCATAGATGTTACTGCGGCTGTCAACAGCAATATCAAAAGGGTCGAATAACGAAATATTTGCACCAAATCCGTTTGTACTTGCGCCTCCGCCTGCAATTGTAGTCACAACACCACCGCTACCAGGTGTTCCAGGTATAATACTGGATTCTGGGCTATCCCATGTATATCCTAGAGGAGGTGTAATTTTACGAATACGATAGTTGTTTCTATCAACAACAAATATATTGTTATTTGAATCGATTGCCACACCAGTAGGACCATAGAACGAAGCATCCGCACCCGTACCATCAACTAACGATCCTACCGCACTAGTCTCACCATTCCCAGCAATTGTACTTACAACTCCATTAGGTGTTATTTTACGGATGCGGTTATTAAGAGAGTCAGCAACAAAGATATTGCCATTTGAATCGATGGCCAAACCTTTAGGATTTGCGAAGCGAGCTTGTTCACCGCTACCGTCTAAATAAGCAGGAGCCCCCGACACTCCTGCAAGTACATTTATGCTTCCATCTGGAGTTATTTTATAGATCCGATTATTATACGAATCAACAAAATAGATATTGTCATTATCATCGACAATAATACTTGTAGGATTATTAAAAAGAGGGTTAGTACCGGTGTTAGGCAGCGTAGTTACATATCCACTGATATCTATTTTACGGATGTTATTGGTAAAGAACTCTGTAACATAGACATTACCATTCTTATCTACGGCCACGCCATTAAGACTTGATAATGCGTCAGTAACAGCAAGCGGTGTCACATATCCAGATCCATCTATTTTATTGATATAACTGCCATTTAAACCCACTACATATATGTTGCCACTGGTATCGATAGCTATATTTTGAGCGGGTATATTACTTGCAAATCTACTCACAAAATAAGGTGCACCAGGCATAGATAATGTTGTACCCGACACATTTTGGCCACTAGAATATGTTACGAGAGATCCATTACCCCAGTCTACCTGTATAGATGTCTGAATGCCAGAAATAGGGAGGGTCACATCCCCTTCCTTGAACAACATTGTTGATTCCATTCTACAATACTTTTAGGAATTTTTCTATACTGGCTTGTGCCGATGTTAAGAACTCCTATACGGGGTTCTTAATATTGGTAATTTGAGGAATACGCCGATCAACCTCTCAGACGCAGAACGAGGTGCAGCGTCGACTCCTTCTGAATATTATAGTCCGACATGGTGCGTCCATCCTCGAGCTGCTTGCCGGCGAAGATTAGGCGCTGCTGGTCCGGAGGGATGCCCTCCTTGTCCTGGATCTTCGCCTTGACGTCCTGAATCGTATCGGAGCTCTCCACATCGAGAGTGATCGTCTTGCCGGTCAGAGTCTTCACGAAAATCTGCATTTGGTTCTATATATGGCGGATACTTTAAGTCGACCCTCCCGAATGGTACGACAAATCAGACCTGCGAGAAGAGCGGTCCCACTGCTCCATTGACGAATCGCATCCAATTCAGCCCGATGCCGAATACATGGACAACCCAACCCTGGGCTCCCGCAACATCGGCACCGTATGCCGGTGCCGGCGGTGCCTGAATCGTCAGATTCAGGCGAATCGTCGACCGACTCGCATTCACCGTGCCAGCCGGCTGTAAATCTTGAGATGATTTCGAAGAACCGAAGGTGTATCCATACACCATTCCACTCGTCACTCGAGCGCCCCCGCGGCATCCGAGTCCATAATCTATCCGAATCTGATCTTCCAGTTCATCGCTCCAAATAGCATTATCCACCATGATCTGCGCCGAGACCATCAGCGGCTGTTGATATACCGTGACTCCCGTGCCGGCCGAAATATTGCTCGCCGCCAGATCATCCTCGAGCAGAGCTCCGTAATTCGTCCACTCATTGTAGCCCCATACGAATTTCCGCCGAATGAACCAGCAGATTTCTCGAATGGGTCCGGCAAATTCCGTCAAACGCAGCTGCATCAGAACCGTGCCCGTAGTCGCCGACACGCTGTCGGGAATATCGAACGTCGTGTACTTTACGGGCTCGTATAACATCTCAAAGGGATCTCTCAAGTATCGGGACCGCAGCGGATCTTCGAGATGTACGATACCGGCGTATACCGTAGCGTCTTCAAATGGTGGCACTCCCACCTGGATCTGGACATCGTGAGGAATAGGCACGGGACCGGTAATGTCGGCGAAAGCGATGGTCTGACCGAGCGGCGTCTCCGTAGGAGACTCACGGGGAGTCGCACGCATCCGAATAACTTCTGTAAAGGGCCGGAAGGTAACGAGAATCCGAACCTCCTGCGAACCACAGGAAATCACAGGAAACGGAGATGTAGGTCGCTTCAGAAATGCCAGCGGAATCCAGCTGTAGACGTAACCATCCTCCGTCGGCTGCACGGTTGTCCACGGCGCATTCGTGGTGTCCCGTATCTTATTTACACCGAGTTGTCCGTATATGTCGAGATCCCAGATACCGGCCCGACCTCCATCCAGCCACTGACGGGACCAGATATCGAGAAACTCGCCGGGTATGGTTTCGATCGTGGTATCACCAATCTGGAATTCGACCTGTTTGATAGCGATGGAGCCGAGCGAATTCGCCCACATCCAGGCACGAGCCGGATCGTAATACGACCACGTTCCGGCATATAGCCGAGCATAGACGTCGCCGGGCACCCACGAGAGAGGCTTGAAGCGGACACAGATCCATTGTAGCATGTCTCCGTGTATATTGAAGAGACTGACGGGAATCGATATGCGCTGTCCCCAGGCGGCGTTGCCCTGGTAGGCGACCTCGGTGGTTTCCGACACGGAATTATGGTATCGGGGCCAGACTCGACGAAAAATAGTGTTGTTCGTCGTGCCAGGTGTGAATTCGTCGTCGAGGACTCCACGGTCCACGAGATCGACCAGTCGTTTCATGGACATCCACTCTGCTATGTTAGGATGTTATGCCGGGGCTTAAATGGGCATCAAGAAGATTCCGCTGACCAAAATGAGCAGGGCTCCGAGCAAGGATATTGCACTCGGTTTCTCGCCGAGGAACCAGAGACCAAAGAGATAGCTGGCGAATATTCCACTGTAACTCAGAACGGAATACGTGACGGTTGAGAGGCGGGGAACCGCATAGAACCGCAGATAGTAGCCGATGAACGTGGAAAGTCCGTGAAAGATTGTGAGTTTCGCAACGTCGGTGGGCGTTCCCATGAAATCCGGAAGGATGCCGGAAAAGATGCCGGAGAACCCTACGGAGACGAGTAACCATAGAGCGGCGCCGGCACTTACGACCCACACGCTCTTGCCGGCATCTTTCCAGGCCAGGCGTTTGAGAACGCCGTGCATGCTGGCTTCGGTAATGGCGGCGACGCCGGCTGTTAATAGACCCCAACCCTGACTGGGAGTGCCTCCTGTCATAGGAGGAGGTGTCTCGCCCGGATTATAACTCAGAAGGGCCGCTCCCGCTGTGGCGACTCCCATGAAATTGTAACTGCGAGCGGAAATGCTCTCGCCATTGAAATATGCATTGATTAGCAAGATCCACAGAGGATACGTGTACATGATACTCATTGCTTGACCGGCGGGAAGATTTCGAAAGGCCTCGTAGCTCGAGGAGATGTGGAGCAGATTCGTGTAACCGAGAAGGGCGGCGGCGCCGATTTCTTCCATGGTCAGAGTGCGATCGGTACTCACGAGATATCCGATGACGGCGGCCGTAATGGTTCGGGACCATAGAGCCCGTGTGGGATCGACCAGTGTTTTCTTGATAACTATGGGTGTTAGAGCAAGCAGAGATTCGGCCGCAACTAGCGCGGTTGCCATCACTACCTTGAAGTGTTAAATTTAAGCAACCCTGGTGTTCGTTGAAACAAATCTGAAACTTTCTTATAAAATATATATGGAGGATTTGTGTATTGTTATTCCGGTAATGTCTCGACAGACAAATGGTATCGAACATGTAAAAGAAACGCTGGCAGCAAATACACCTATTCTAAATAGCTGTAACACGTGCATTTATGTAAACCAGAAAGATTACGAATCGTTGAAAGGAGACTTGGCCGAGATATTTCATACGGTTATTCCCAGAACAGATAATGACTCGGCGCTTCAATGGCGGTCGTACTTGTGTATGGAACAAGCGACACACCGATTCCCGAAATGTAAATATTTTATGTGGCTAGAGGATGATGTGTTTCTTCATCCTAATTTCGAGGAAGTATTGAAAACCTGTAAGATATTTGAAAAGATGCATTTATTAAATGTAATAATGCCGCTCGTAAAACAAAACTATTTGAATGATACTCCATTAGACTACCAGTTATTCACTCCTAACATCAGCTCAAGAGCATAACCAAGGCCAACAACCGACGGGCTTAGATAACAGAGACCATTCATGGATACTGTATTGCGATCCCATTGATAGATTACACCGACTACAGATTGGACGGAGATTTGTTATTTCCGTGGCTCCACCTTGACTCTCAGGTTTGTCGTGACCGACGTGAAAGTCAAAGACGGTCATCTTGTTTTTGCACCAGGGTACGAGACACCGGCGCTCGAAACAGTTGCCGGCGTATTGAATCCATACTTGCTCTCGGAGAGCCTTGGGTATCGACGTTTTCTGATATTCGATGGATGGAGATTTCACGGTAATCGAGATTCGCTTTGGGGCTCGGGACATGGATCTGGATTGTTTTCTGCAGAGCTCTTTAATATTCCTGTCAAGTCTTGAAGAACCACTAAGGTGTCTTAACTGGGGTCTCACTAGATTGGAATCGTCATCAGTGCAAACATAACTGCAAAGAATACGGCGGTGTGAATGAGGACACCGTAGGGCGTGGGCACCGGGTTAGCAATTTCGACAAAGGATCCGAATAGGCGCTGCGTGAGTTTGTATAATTCGGGGTTGCTCACGATGAAAAAGACGAGAGCCGAAATGAAACTGTACTTGGCCTTGAGCATTACATTGAGCATGGATGTCTATTATGTTGGAACAATTTACTTATTTATAGGTCGATCAACTACCGCTGATTCTATAAATTTTCCCGCCTTCCATTCTGTATCGAACTCGTCGACGGAAGGATCTGAGATATTCGTATAATAGCCACAGTAATCGGGCCCCCAAAATCCAGGAGTTGCTGTAATCTCAAAGTCTTTGTCATGATTGTTTATTAGTCTCGCCACATCGCCGTGTGTTATTAATAAGAGTGTACCATCGCCTTTTTGTGATATTTCTTTTTTAATTTCAGTGTCCAACATTGTAAACCACGCTCGATCTTCTCCAGATATATCCCACACCGGTTTTCCACGAAGTCTGACCTGGCCTTTGAACTCTTTGGACCCCGCGGCCTTATAGGCCTGTTTGAATACATTATTTAGCTGTTCGACTGTTAACTCTTGAAACGGCTTGCCATAACTCCGTGCGGCACTGTACTTTTCTCCTAGATTGCGATTCACGAAAATCTCTAGATCATTTGGCAGTTGTGCCGCAATAGCGGCGGCAGTTTGTACACATCGTACAAAGGGAGATGTAACTATACGAGTAATTTGTGAAAAACGATCACTTATATCATTGTATGCCTCTTTCGGGCGGGTGTATTCACACAAAGGAGTATCATAGGACCTTTCTGTCTCTGTATTTGTAGTTCCTAAACTTTTTCCAAGCATGGCCCATGCGTTTCTGATATCTGCAGGATCACACAATTTACCTGCATTATCTGCTCTAACTCCGTGCCGCATTACAATAACAGCCGACGGTTTTTCTAATGGTGCGCCGCATGCCGCACAGTGTGTAGCGCCGGCATTATTTAACAATGTACAGGATTCACAGGCCTTAGCAGGAGCCTGTGCAGGAGGGGTCGGTACAGTGGGGGTCTGTGCAGGAACCTGTGTAGAGGCCTGTGCAGGAGCCTGTTGAGGATCTGTAGGAGCTTGTGCAGGGGCCTGTGCAGGGACCTGTGTAGGAGCCTGTGCAGGAGGAGTAGAGACCTGTGTAAGGACCGGTTTCATCACCACGTTTATTCTTTTTAAATAACTCTGCATCTCATTCAGCTGTGTTTGGACGCTGACTCCTGCTTCCGTATTTTTTGCCAGACCCTTTGCAGATTCTAGAGCTAGTTTTCTGCCAGGTAACGTATATTTATACATGAGATTCAGATACTTGGCTGCATTTTTATTCGTGAAAGCACCACCTTCTCCATACAACTGCTCTGCCGCCTTGTGAATAAACATATCCTTGCCATCAAGAAATGCCAAACCGTGTTTTTGTAGAAACTCGTATTCTCCTTTGAATTCGACGGGAGCTCGCACAAATAGTCTGTTTCTGCCTACATATGGTTTTATTTCATCAGGAATAGTCTGTATGAGTTCTAACTTAGACCAGTCCGCATTAACGGAAATACGTTTCCTTGTTAAAAAGTTAGTTAGATCTGCAGGGACTGCAGTAGGAGCCATTGCAGGAGCCATTGCAGGAGCCATTGCAGGAGCCATTGCAGGAGCCATAGCCCTCTCGTAAAGATACACGTAACCACTGTTTTTTATGTTATCAGAAATGTTTTGGGTCGGAGTAACCCTGCTATCATTAAATTCTGTCCAACCAGCCCCCGTTTTCAAATGGTATACATAGTGTCCGCCCGTTACTCCACCACTATGGTGTATAAGTCCGCATAACATAAACTTCACACCTCCTACCGTAAGGAGATCTTCCGCAATTACAGGATTTTCTAATTTATTCTGTTTAAAAGTACCTGCACTTCCAGAAGTGACAAAACGGTTGAGTGCCACTATTAAATATCGATTTTGTTCCGGAATAGTAATCGTGTGCCGTTTTACAGTTATAGAAGATTTACCCTTACATCTCTCCAGATTATTATCGCCAGTAACCAGTTCTTCTTTTTGATATTCCTCTGTTAATCCGGCCAATGACTGACCAGAAATATCTCTCATTGGCAAAATCAGAATAGATTGCGGTTGAGATGTCTTTGAAGAATCTGTATCATTACCTGAATTTTCTCTACACTTGGCTTCTTCTTCATCTACAAAAAACAACGAGGGTATATCGGTGGGCCCTACATGGTTTAAAAATCTACTGTTTAAGAACTCGGTAACATCCTGATGACCAGATCCTACAACTGTTAATCCAGTAATTGTCTCGGCACTCAATGTAACCGGGCTACCACCAGATGAATCTAATAGAGTAAATGCCGTTTTAACATGATTGAGATTCTCATTGGGGCCGCCGTATTTTGATATATAGTCATGACACGGGCCTAGGTGATATAACATTTGTAATCCTGAATTAAAGTAACATGTAGTATTCGGATTATTAATGCCTTTCATCTAATTATTACTTAGCTTTCTTTGCCGGGACTGGAACTATATATCTTAACTGTGGCCCAAAACCTGCGGGCGGTTTAGCCGCAGGATGCGGGCCGAAGCCTTTCAGCCGTTTCAGTCTGTCTGCTAGACCAGTTAGAGGAACAATGGCCCTGACAGGAGCAGGGCCAAGAGGCTTAGGGATCACAGCAGGCTTAGGGATCACAGCAGGCTTAGGGCCAAGGGGCTTAGGAGCAAGGGGCTTAGGGGCCGCAGCAGGCTTAGGAGCCGCAATAGGGACAACAATAGGGACCACAATAGGGACAGCAGAAGGCTTAGGAGCAAGGGGCTTAGGGACCACCGCAGGTTGAATAGGGACCACAATAGGGGTCACCGCAGGTTGAATAGGGGCTGCTGCAGCAGAGGCCCGTGGCATATCCAGTGACTCCATCATGAGCAATGCCGTTTCCAAATATCCTGCGAGTTCGGGCCATCCACGAAGGTCCTGTACTGCAGCAGCCTTTGCGTTCTGATTCTTGAATTGCTCAAACTCACGTAACCTCATAATAACTTGCGCCGGTGTACATTTCTCACCACCCTGTATCGGGTTCGCGCAATGCCACAGAGATGTTAAGAAGGCGTTCGTCATGTCCTTGTCAAATAGCAGACTATCGAACGCAAAGGCCTTTACTAGGGCACTGTTTGCTGCACGGACCTCGTTACTGTATCGAGTAGTGTTAGGACTGGCAAAGGTCACTTGACCTTCTGTTACTGTATATTGATCACGGATTGCTTTTGCTCTGTATGGATTGGGAATCTTAAACGGTACCCCGTATTCGTCGTAAATAGTTTTGTGTGGATATTTGGTGCTGATAAATTTACGTCTCCACTTATCACTTTCTCCTGCTTCATACATTTGGCGATCGTGTTCATAACCAACATCGCCGTGATCTGTCGAAGGATAGGGATAATCGAGTCCCACCTTTTCATATATACGCTTGTTCTCTTTGAAGGCATCGGCTGCCATCACGTCATCATAGATTTTATCACCAACATATTCGGGTGTAAGAATTGGTCTTTCTTTGACTTGGGGGTGTATATCTTCTGGTTTAAGAATGCTGCAGGCCCACACGGGGAAATTGGCAGGATAGCCGGGGCCGCATGGGCCGGATCCGGTACGGCCCTCTGTAGGAGTTCCACCGCTTCCAGCAGGTGGAGTTCCACCGCCTCCAGCAGGAGGGCCATCAGTAGGGGTCCCTCCACCTCCAGCAGGAGGGGCACCAGCAGGTGGTTGAGCTCCACCTCCACCTCCAGTAGGAGGACCATCAGCAGGTGGAGGAGCTCCACCTCCAGCTCCAGCAGGAGGGGCACCAGCAGGTGGTTGAGCTCCACCTCCACCTCCAGTAGGAGGGCCATCTGTAGGTGGAGGAGCTCCACCTCCAGCTCCAGCAGGAGGACCATCAGCAGGTGGAGGAGCTCCACCTCCAGTAGGAGGGCCATCTGTAGGTGGAGGAGCTCCACCTCCACCTCCAGCAGGAGGACCATCAGCAGGTGGAGGAGTTCCACCTCCAGCTCCAGCAGGAGGGCCCTCAGCAGGTGGAGGAGCTCCACCTCCACCTCCAGCAGGAGGACCATCAGCAGGTGGAGGAGTTCCACCGCCTCCGCCAGGAGGGCCATCAGTAGGGGCCCCACCACCCCCACCAGGAGGGCCATCAGCAGGGGTCCCACCGCCTCCAGCAGGAGGGCCATCAGCAGGCTCTTCTTCTTCCGGCTGTTCATCGCCACTCTGAAGTGCAACGAGTCGTTTTAATTCAGGACAATCTATGTCCTTTGTGCCTGCTCTCAAATATCCAAGAGATTCTCTAAATATGATTTCATTATTAATGCCTTTGATTCCAAGTATTGTACGAATTAAGTCCACACTGTTACCTCGCAGTATATTTTGCCCCACCGGTCCAGACTCGTATAGCGCACACAGGAAATTATCAATATATCCAGGCTGTGAATTACTTTCACAAACAGCAAACGTTAATTGTCTCAACTCTGTTAGAGTTATGCCATGGATAATTATAGCATTTATTATGTTACCGAGAAAGGATACAATTACTGTAGATATAGGTTCGTCTTTCACGTATAATAAAACATCGACAACTTTTTTAAAAGCAGGCAATACAGCAGCGTCTTGATTACCATTAACTGTAGTAAAATATGCTAATACACGAACCGTTTCAAGTATGAGGGAGTTATTAGCCGTTGATCTTATATCTAGTGTATTGAAATTGGCGATAATATCCTTTATAAAACCAAAAGATGTCGCCGTGCGCTCGGCATTATTCTGAATGTATTTTCCCAGTTTTTTCAGAGCATCGAGATATGCGGTGACATCAGTAATAGGAGATTTAATCTGGTCCTGAACTTCCCGTGTAAATTCATCCAGTTCCGCTTGAGTCGCCTCGCTTTTATCCAAGCAAAAACGTTGTTTCGGATCACATTTAGCCATCCCCTATTATGTACAGCAAAAAACTAATGTTAATTGCACCACGTGTAGGCCTAAACCAATACTTCGGAGAACCCCGTATAATGGACACGGACGTAACCAAAACCCGCCAGACCATTAAGAATCGAGTCCAAAGCAAGCAGGACTTTATTGTTCGCTGGCTCCAGGATTTCTACAATCAGCCGGGGAGACTCGAAGAGATTCTTCCCGTCCTAACTGGAACATCGACCGTGAGTCTCCGTCTCATCGACTGGTTCGTGACGAATTACTCCAAAAAGTTCAATGTCAGCTACTTGCACGAGGATCGCCAATTCATGGTGCACTTCCACTACAAGAGAGAGCTCAAAGCGTATTCGAAGCGCTTATTCGATCCCTTTTGCCGGCGGGAGCGCATCAGTTTCCAGGCACGCGGGCATCCCCCCATTGAGGAGACGACTGTGGGCCAGCTCAACTTCTTCCGTTGGGCGCTCGAGAAGGGCGTGGTTGCATATATCACGGATCACGCCGCCGATATCGAGAAGGATATGAATGTCAGTTTCAAGGAGCATTATAAGACCGAGCCGGAGTCCAAGTCGTCCACGGGGCGCCGTAAGAGGAAGGAAATGAGCCAGTCGGCGCTGAAATCGGTGAATCATCTCGATCTTCCTGTAGTCGTTGCATTCGACTGAGAGGCTGGCTCTGTCGGGTCCATACATCCACCTGAGTGACCGGTGACATGTTCAAAATAGCCCGTGAATCTTCCGCAGGCAATGAATGATATACAAATACCCGTTCATTCATACGGGCATCTGTATCTCCTGGGGCGAATCGGTTGTCTTCTAAGATGGAAAGACGAACTTCTCGGATTATGGCAGCGGGATTCTGATCGGTGTCGAGGTTACTGGTAAAGGGATTGAATGCGCCGGGCAGCCGGACTCTTTCCTGACGCCCCGTCTTATCAGGAAGTTGGGTCGAATTTGGAAAATAGGTAGATGTCACATACAGATTCCGATCTCTCCGTGAAGTAGAGGGAAAAAAGGGTTCGGCGCCTCTCGTCGGATGGGCGGCCAACATGGCGGATGTTACGGCCTTCGGACCCGATACTAGATTGTCGTGTACGAGACGACTGTTAATGGTTTCTCGAGAGTCCCATTCGATACGGGCCCGGAGCGCATAATTGTCGGGTATAGTTGATATCATGAGGCCTCTATATAGGTCGAGGTTAAATAGAGGAAGGTTGAACACGACCCTGGATTAGACTTTTATAACTATATAATAGTATGGCAGGGAGTCTGGCGACATATCGTCTGTCTTCAGAATATCCAGGTATAGATACATGTCCGCTATTTTACTGTTCTACACATGGTAGCTACATGATGTCATATTATGGAGAATCTGACCCACTAAAGTTTATTATAACAGTCCCCAAAAATACACTGTTGATAGAATTCTCTGGGCCAGATGAGGTGTGTTTTTATACGAATATAAAAGAAGCACTGGAGCCACTCTTAGGTAATAGAGAAGATCTATTGAGTTGGTTACACGGGATTCCTTTGCTCTATAAATATGAATCAAAAGTAGCTGCTAAGATTGCAGCATGTTTAGCTGCATGTCATATATATTTACCTGGCAGTGAAATATGTAATAAAATATTTACTATGAATGGTGGAAGAGAACGCAATGCATTTAATAGACCGAAGGGATCTTTAAGACACGGCCCTGAACAACTGATGGGATTTTACAAATACACACCTGGTAAGTCTGAGCCGGATGAAATTTTAACAAAGGCATCTGGTCGTCTTGTTGAAGGATCATTCGGGATTTTAGGGCCAAGAGGCGAGGGTGTCCGTCAAATAAACGTGGAATCATACAGTAGTATTTTTGATAAACTTTCCAAAACAGATTTCCAGATCTTGATTTTTCCATCATGCGGTGTTATATTTCCTTCTGCTGGAATAAATACAGGGTCAGCCGCTGCAGCTATAAGGATGCGTCAAGAAAGAGCAGACGCCGCATGGAAACTCAGGACTGGAAGATCGTTACCGGAATTATCTGGATATTTGACGGCTCAATTAAAAAGGTGGGGGCGTAATTTAGGAACCGAGTTTACACAATTACACGCAAACTACCTAGCGAGGAGTGGTAGTGGAGGCGGTGGAGGTGGTTCAATGGAAGGCGGTAGCCGGAGAAGATTTAGAACTACAAGAAAGGCAAAACACCGGCGCAGATCCTACAGGAGATTTAAACTGAATATCTAATAAGACCCCATATGCGCAAGGCCAAGACTCCCGTGATCCCTATCACCAAGGGCTCCGGAATAACCGCCGGTCTCGAACTCCATCTACAAGCCGGTAAATTCGTTCTTGCCGATAAGAGTCCCGATAATCGCTTTGCCGCCGACGTCGCTACTTGGAACAAACCTGCCCAGTCCAATAAGAAAGTTCCAGTTTCCGATAATTAAACTCCCGTTTCTTGAATTCCTCAATCGTGGCCGCCAATTTCAATTCCGTTACATCTTCCCATGAATCAACAATGAGAACAGGCAGATCTGCAAACATGGCATCAAACTGATGTCCACGAACAATTGGAATGGCGCCCAAGATCAATGCCTCCCATGTTCTATGACAATCCATACCATTTCCAAACGGAGAAAGAACAAATGCGTGCTTTGCGATGAACTTCCACACAAGAGTCCGAGGTGCCTGATTCCGAAGCGTCATCAGATCCGTGCGTATAGCCATTATCGCCGCCCGTCGGTCACCAAACCGATCAAACGCTCCGAAATTCACAAATACTTTTGGTAAACGTTCATGAAATGGAGCCGCCGCTGACCGAATAGATTCCAACACCATTTCTTGTTCGGCGGGCGTAGATCCCTCGCCGTTCATAAGCCATTTATGTTGGGGATTTGCGGCCACAGTGTGATAATCGAGACCAATCGGCAGTTGAACCATTTTAGGATGATCCTGAACTGCCGTGTTCTGACATAACCATTTTCGTAGAAATCTATTATCCAGAAGCTGTGAAAATTGAGGGGGGCGAAGCCCGTCCTTGGGCATTGTTAAGTCCGAATCTCCCGTTACAAGATAAAACTCGACGGCAATTTTCGGCAAAATAGAATCGACGAAATAGCCGAGTAGTTCGCTGCATACGTAGATCGAATCTCCCTCGGCTAAGACCATTGAATCGAGATATGCCTTGTCGGTTCCACAGCTTGATACCGGCCGAGGAGAGTGAATAGTACACGAATCGAGTATACCACGACTGCAGACGAAACGAATATCGGTCCACATATCCGTCTTCTCCCCGTCTTCTTTTTAGACCCGGTCTAAACAGGGAGTCCCCTATAGACTCAGGATGAACCGTAACAAGACACAACGTAAACGATTTACACCGGCTCCCGAAAGTGATACTGGCCCCTTTCTCGGCGACAACGTGGCAAAGGCAACCGAAGACAGCCTCGATGCATTCTTAAACGCCGAGCAAGTGTCCTTCAATCAGCCGTGGCAGAAACTGGATCGAGGTGCCCGTCTCGATCGTCTTCGCAAGTTCGTGGCGACCTATTCCGATCTGACTCCCGCCGAAACGGCATCGCTTCTGGCCGCCGTCCTTCAAGCTTTCGAGACCCGGCAACTTAACACAAAACTTGCCGTCGATTATGACCCCGTATCTGCGACCATAAGCGGCATCCGCGGTCTTAAAGAACGCGTAGGTCTCAGCGGATTAAAGACATTTCGCATCGACTCCACAACCGTGCGCTCCACTGTCCGAAAAGCCAAGGTCGTCAAAGCCACCGGCTTAAACGTAGATACCACTCAACCACAATAGGTATGGACGAAGAAGATATTGCATCATGGTGCGACGAATTTCTTCCCGAACTCTACAACCCTGGTCTCTTCGATGACGAAGAGACGACGGATGATGTTTGGGCTGCAGTGGGTCAAGAAGTATCGAGTTACATAGAATCGCTCGGCCTCGAATCCTCTGAGTCTCTCTCAGATGCTCTCTTGGATGCCGCCGCCGACTGGTTTCGTTCGTATCGGGATGTGGAGATCGAGGGTCTCACCGCCGTTGATCCTGAGGTAATCGGCGCCATTCTGTCGAAACCGCAGACGCCGCAGCATTCGGCGGACTGGTATAGTCAGCGCCGTAATCGTCTAACGGCGTCGGAATTCAGTCAGATTCTTACGGGATCGAGAGGGCGGCTGCAGCGGTCCAAGGTGGCCGAGGCGACGGGCGACAGACCCTCGCAGGCGCCGGTCTCTCTCGCCCGTGGAGACGGAGATATGGTTGCCACGAGTTGGGGACACCGCTACGAGCCGATTGTGCGTGAAATCTATGAGCAGGAACTGGCGGGAGTTGGCACGGTGTGCGACAGCCTCGGGAGATTTACACATGCCGACTACGAGTGGCTTTCGGCGAGTCCAGATGGGCTCGTGACGTCAGGGAACCTGGCGGGCCGGCTTCTGGAAATCAAGGCGCCGAAGACCCGACAGCCGGGCACCTATGTTCCATTTGATTACTATGTCCAGATGCAGGTACAGATGGAGGTCTGTAATCTGGACGCAGTGGACTTTGTGGAAGCACAGTTCGGTCAATACGTGCTCGACGGTGTGTATGCCGATTCGACACTGGATCCGGTTGTTATTCCAAAGGGAACGAAGTGGATGGGTCTGTTAGCTGTTTATGGAAATCTGGATGATCCTGGCTCGTGGGTCTACCGGTACAGCAAGGCGGTAGAGGATATTGAGGATGCGTGTCTGCCGGAGCCGGCAAAAGATTCGAATGGTAATCCTTTACCACTCCTTGAGTCAACGATCTGGTGGCTCAAGGGCTGGTATCCTAGGACTGTACTCCGTAATCAGGAGTGGTGGTCTTCTACTGGTAAGCCGGCGGCGGAATTATTCTGGGCGGAGGTTCTGTCGTTGCGTGAGTTGCCGCAGGAGCCGGTGGTCGAGGTGGAAGTCAAGTGGCTGGGAACTTAGTTTCTCCGGGACTTCCTCGACTGTCTGGACTGCCTGGACTTCCTCGACTGTCTGGACCGTCTAGACTTGCGACGATATCCGCCCGTGGCCTTTTCAGCATTTTGCGACGTCGCAAATTCGTTCCAGCTCTTCCACAACATTCCTGTTTTCTTGTAGTATTTTCCCGTACTAGGACTATACCACACACCGGCAGGTAGGCCCTGACGATTGTTAAGATTCGCAGGTGTTTTACCGTTGAACAAATCAGATATACGACTAACCGCAGATTGTTTTAACTCGTTTGTCTTGTCTACAAGATTGCTTACAGGTTTGTTAAGTGTCGGATTAAACCTTCTTCCTATATTCGCAGCTAACACTTCCTCAGGCCCTTGCATTCTATACTCTATACACATATTTTTAACAGTCGCCGTCACACGGCACTGTCACGCCCACCGAGCCTTGGTCGTAAATAGATCCAACAAAGTCCGACAAAGGCGCCGAACAGTTATCCGGGTTATCCCGACGATAATTGTTCGTCCTCTGGACATATTGGCCACCGAGTTCCTGTTGTCGGGACTGATCGGAATCGGCGCAGCCCTTGGCCGACAGATTGCTGACTCCCGTTTTTGCCTTGACTCGGATGAAATCCTTGAGAAGGGCCTGTTCGCCTTCGGGCATGGGATTCAACGCATCGAGCGAGGCACCTTCGAGGGCCGTGATAAAATCAACGAAACCCTCGGAAACCCGGCTTCTCGGAGTATGGGCACGAATGACCTTATCCATCTGGAGCCAGTACAGCAGAGTCAGGGATACCAGAATTAACGACACCATATACATCCATACATAACACATGTCTCTACTAATATATTAGAACTTTTGTGAGGACCCATTAGGGCTCATGTTACCTGTCACGTCACTCGTGTTTGGCACGAATGCCGTACATGCTTTTTACAAACACAAATTATTCTACTCCGGTCTCTTTATTCTGTTGATGACGACATCGGTACTCTGGCACTCTTCGCCAAAACTCGAACAGACTTCTATGCCGGCGTTTTGGATGGATCAGGCGGCTATTGTGGCTGTCGCCATCATGTCTATATATTACGCATGGACGATAACGGGTATACCAGCAGCGGTTCTCGCCATTCTATTGGCCGTCGCCGTATATCTGGGATACAGCCTGTGTACCGCCAGTTGGTCCCGATCGTGTTCATTTGAACACTGCGCCCTACACATTGTAGCATCTCTATGTGGACACATTGTACTCGGCCAAATTTGACCGGTGCCGCCCGCCGAAAAACGGCCAAACAGATAGACCATGTCCGACACACTCGACATGACAGTAGTGAAGCGTGACGGTACGATTGAGCCCGTGCAGTTCGACAAGGTTCTCGAGCGGATCCGCAAGGTTGCCGAGGGACTCTCCGTAAATTACACCCGGCTAACCCAGCTTGTTCTGGCCGAGATCCATGACGGTATTCATACCACGGAGCTCGACGAATTGGCCGCCCGTCTGGCGATTTCTTACATGACGACGCATCCGGACTGGGGTACTCTCGCCTCTCGGATCATCATCAGCAACTGTCAAAAATCGGCGCCGCCGACCTTTTCAGCGGCGGTGACTGCTCTCTCCTCTCTCAAGGACCGCAGTGGAAAGGCGACACCCGCTCTTTCCGCCGAGCTGACGGCTTTCGTGGCGGCCAATTCCGCCGTTCTGGATGCAATGGTACAACCGGAGAACGACTATCTCCTAGACTACTTTGGCTTCAAGACACTGGAGCGGGCCTATCTCATGAGGGGTCGCAACGGTACGGAACGCCCGATTCTGGAGACGCCGCAGTACATGTGGCTCCGAGTCTCTCTCGGAATCCATCTGTCGGATTCTGCTGATGTTCTGGAGAGGACGAAGGAGACGTATCATCTCATGAGCTCCAAGGCCTTTACACATGCCACGCCGACGTTGTTTAATGCAGGTACTCCGAGACCCCAGCTATCGTCATGTTTTCTCGTCGCAATGAAGGGCGATTCTGTCGAGGGCATATTCGACACTCTCAAGGACTGCGCACAGATTTCCAAATATGCCGGTGGCATCGGCCTCCATGTTCACAATATTCGGGCCGAGGGATCATTCATTGCTGGAACTCAGGGAACCTCCAACGGTCTGGTTCCAATGCTTCGTGTCTTTAACAATACGGCGAGGTACATTGACCAGTGCTTTCTGCCGGGTACTCTGGTGTATACGGATACCGGTCCCCGACCGATCGAGGACATCGGAGTTGGCGAGCGTGTTCTGACGAGCACCGGTGACTACCAGACTGTTAATCGCCCGGTTCGTCACGAATATTCCGGTCCAGTCTTGCGCCTCGGTATCAAACACAGCCTTGATCCGGTCTCTGTTACCCCCGAGCACAATGTCTTGGCGTTAACCGGACAACGCGTCATACTCAAACACAGTATTATTACGAATCGACTCGAAAAGGGTCTTCACGAGGTTGATTGGGTCGATGTCCGTGATCTGCGTGTGGGAGATTTCCTGGCGTTTAAGATACCGACGTACGAGAAGGATATTCCAACTCTGACGGAGGCCGACTGTCGACTCTACGGCATACTCTTGGGTGACGGATACATCTCTTCCTCCGTGAGCGGTGTTATTATGAATACGGTCACAAAGGCGGAGGCCATCGAATTCGTGAAACAATACTTTGACAGCCGTGGAATCCGCCTCTATATAACCGAGGAGCCGACGGTTACCCGTATCCGCTGGGCTACGAGTAGCACGGACTTTAAATTCACCAAGTCGCAACTATACGTGGACGGAGTAAAGCACATGTTTACGCCGATGCTTCACCTCCCGAAATCAAAGATTCTCCAGATCCTTCGGGGAATTATTGAAACGGATGGCTGCGTCGGCACCAAGGAGATTGCACTAGAAATGACCTCTAAACCGCTGCTTGATCAGGTACGATATCTGGTACTCCGTATTGGGGGGCTAACATCTGGATATTCTCGTGACCGAATCGGATCTGTGTCGCCGTATAAACAGATTACGACCCGTCTTCCATCTTGGTGTATCCGTATTCCGAGACTTCCCGAGATAGCGGCCATGTTTCCCGCTGCGCCGCCCAGCAAGTTCTTCACCTTCTTCCGGTATGAAGATATGCTCTTCTCGAGAATAGAGAGTATTGAGGAAGATGTGTACAGCGGTGTTGTCCACGACTTTGAGGTGGACACGACACACGATTATACAGTTGCTCACATGGGAATAGCGCATAACGGCGGTGGCCGTCGTAACGGCAGCTTTGCCATCTATCTCGAGCCGTGGCACGCCGATATCCAGTCCTTCCTTCGTCTAAAGTCGAACACGGGCTCGGAGGAGGAGCGGGCCAGAGATCTGTTTTACGCTCTGTGGGTGCCGGATCTGTTCATGAAGCGGGTGGAGGCCGGCGGCGATTGGAGTCTATTCTGTCCCCACGAGGCACCGGGTCTCGCCGATGTGGTAGGAGAGGAATTCGAGGCACTCTATACCCGCTACGAGGCAGAGGGGCGGGCTCGGCGCACCGTGCCGGCCCAGAAGCTGTGGTCCGAGATTCTGGTGAACCAGACGGAGACGGGAACGCCGTATCTGGTGTACAAGGATGCGGCGAATCTCAAGAGCAATCAACAGAATCTCGGCGTGATCAAGTCGTCGAATCTGTGCTCGGAGATCATCGAGTATTCGAGTCCGGATGAGACGGCAGTGTGCAATCTGGCGTCTATTGCGCTGCCCTACTTTATCCGAGACACCTCGTTCGACTTTGATCGTCTCCGTCAGGTCGTCGCCGTGATTACTCGCAATCTCAATCGGGTAATCGACATCAATTACTATCCGACGCCTGAGACGGAGCGCTCGAATATGCGTCATCGTCCGATTGGGATCGGTGTCCAGGGTCTCGCCGACGTCTTTGCTCGACTCGGTCTGTCGTGGGAGAGCCCCGAGGCCGCCGCTCTCAATCAGGAGATCTTCGAGCATATTTACTATGCGGCACTCGAGACATCGGCGACTCTGGCGGCCAAGGATGGAGCCTACTCGTCCTTTGCGGGCTCGCCTGCATCCAAGGGCGTCTTGCAGCCGGATCTCTGGAATCTTGCCGCCGACGACTACAAGACCCGTGACAAGCTGGACTGGGCCGGTATCCGTCGTACGATTCAGTCATCGGGTCTGCGGAACTCGCTGTTGATCGCTCCCATGCCCACGGCGTCCACGAGCCAGATTCTCGGCTACAATGAGTGCATTGAGCCATTTACGACGAACATCTACGCACGTCGTACTCTGGCGGGTGAATTCACGGTGGTGAACAAGTATCTGGTGCAGGATCTGATGGCGGCGGGTCTGTGGTCGACGGAGCTCAAGGACCGCATCATTGCTACCAATGGATCGGTACAGAGTCTGATGGAGATTCCCGCCGCTATCCGTGACCGGTACAAGACGGTGTGGGAGATTAAGCAGAAAACGCTGATTGACATGGCGGCTGACAGGGGCCAATTCGTCTGTCAGAGTCAGAGCCTGAACCTCTTCGTTCAGGAGCCGACCATTGCCCGACTGAGTTCGATGCACTTCTATGCGTGGAAGCGGGGTCTGAAGACGGGCATGTATTATCTGCGGACCAAGTCGGCGGTTCAGGCGATCAAGTTCTCGCTGGAAGCTCCCGTTGTAGAAAAAAAAGAGGATGCTGAGTGCTTGCTCTGCAGTTCTTAAGGCAGAGATTCCACCCGTTTCTTTATCATAGAATGCACCCCCAGCAGGGCTTTATACATTTCGGTCATGATAGATTCGTTTGTCGTGCATGCGTTGACCACGAGCTCTGGCTCGTATGACATGTACAGCGTTGAAGCTTCGCTAAATAACTCTAGTACATCCCTTTCTGACTTGGGAGTAATACGGTAATGATGTTGTACTTCTATTTTTGTTGAGTGTTGGGGTTTGAAACTGGTAGGGCCCTGACCTTTAGAATCCTGATCATCGACAACTTGGGCGACAGGACCTTGATCATCGACAACTTGGGCGACGGGACCTTGATCGTCGACAACTTGGGCGACAGGACCTTGATCATCGACAACTTGGGCGACAGGACCTTGATCGTCGACAACTTGGGCGACGGGGCCATCTGACCCCTGCTCTTCTGATACTTGGCCATCTGACCCCTGGGCTCCGCCCATGAGCTGTGCAACTGTCTTCTTATTATCCTCCTCCGTTTGGACCTCCGTTTGGACCTCCGCTTGGACCTCCGCTTGGATGTGACTGATATCAGGAATCGGATCCTCCTCACGTTTCGCCTTGGGGTTTTCTAACATCCGACAGAACTCATCAATATTCCACTCACTGACTCCCTCTGTCCTCTTCCTTCCATTTTCGCTATCGTTTGACCATTTCTTAATAATGGTACGGCCTACGACCAGATTTAGAAACGCTTTCATCGCAGGATGAAGAATATCGAAACTCATGGTATTCTTCTGTGACTGGATATGTAGAAACAGCTCTGCCCCAACCTGGCTCAAGCACGTTAATTCGAAGCGAATACCACCCATGTCACGTCTCGCACCCCACTTATCGTTATGGATAGGATTGCCAAGAGTTCTGTCAACGAAGATAACTGAAACGCCTCGCGCCTTCTCCACCTTGTCTATTTTCTGTTGTTCCTCTTCCTCCCCAGTAATCACGGCTGCACGCCATGTCATTTCCGTAATTACCACCCAGTCATCTATATCGACCGGTAATTCTGTAGAGGCCCCCTCGGTAAATCGACAGTCGAATGATGCCCATTTCATGTTGTGAAGCCACATTGTCCGACCACCGACAGTGAAGGACAATTTAATATTGTCAGAATCAGTTAACGTCCCTTCTGCAGAAAATGATGTTTTAGGGACATGGAACCGAATTACCCCACCGATTTCAACCGGATTTTTTCCGAGAAAGGGGATAGCATCCTCTGCACCAAGAATCATTGCTTCCTCCTCACCCGATGGATAATATGCAATTTGCAGTCCACTTTTAAGTGCCTTAGTATAAGTGCGACAGAAAGATTGCATTGCAACCGTCATTTCGTCTTCATAACCATCTGGCATACGTGAATAACGCACGGCCATCATGAAGAAATGATCCAGCGAATTATCCAATACGCCCTTTAGAAAATCCTTGACAACTGCGTAGGTTGTATTATCGTGTAAGGCCCTCAAGAAGTCAGCAGTTTTCTTAGTTAGACCCTCGCAGTAACTACTTACGAAGAATTCCCTTGCATCAACCATATTGATGTCTCGGGACGGAGAATTCTTTGCCTTTTCAAGGGCGGTGTAAAGGCCCTTGTAGTTAACTCGAAGTGTCGATGCTTCTTCTTTCCCCATTCTCTTGGTAATATATTGAATGTCATCCCGACCTGTTAGAGCGCCAGCTGTGCCTCTGTGACCACGATTTTTAAGACCACGACACCCTTCCTGCTTCTTATTTACTGATTTTCCAACAGAATAGAGGTCCAATGGATCCGCCACACCATGGCCGCAATCGAAAGACAACATAACAGCGGTGCCATCAGGAAGTTGTATAGTAGCGAAGCTAGCAGTCAAACTGCCGGCGTCGAAACTATTGTCAATCAGCTCAGACATACAATTTGTCAATGTAAAACCGTTTGCCTTATTTCCTTCCTCGTCCATTACTTTTGACAATGTAAGACCAAGTGGGGTAGCCATTAATATCTATCTATTTTGTATACACATTGTCAAGTTTGAGCGGTCAAAGGTTGACGGGCCACCCTGGGCCGACTAAGGCCCTCAGGATGTCCACAACAAATCCGCCTATATTCCAATATACCGATGGCAGTGCGCTCTACCGGTTAACGGCCCGAGCATTTATCAGCCGTTTTCCAGTGTGGGAAGCCAACCGGACCATGGATGAAGCTCATGTTGGAGATCTGGAGTCTTCCATCAAGTCGCCGAAGGAAATTCAGGGCCCATTCTCCGTGATTACGTATACGGATGAGGATGGAAAATCCGTGAATCGGGTCATCGACGGTCAACATCGCCAGGAAGTTCTGCGTAGATACTTTGAAAAGATGGTCGATGCGCCGGATTTCGATGTCTTGGTGCGGCGTTATCTCATCAAGGATCACGATGCCGCTGTAGCCATCTTCCAGACAATAAATCACGCCAAGCCCATGGTGTACAAGGGGTCGGAAATTGAACGAGTCCACGAAACTGTGGCAGCCCTGCGGAAAAATTTCGTGGGATTCAAGCCGGATGGTACTAGCGTGGCACTCATTCGTCCGAGTACGTGTCGCCCCTTCTTATCTACAGAGACGCTGGAAACGGCGTTGAAGTCCTATGATCTCACCGGTATCGATGCGTCTAAAGTCGTGGCTCACGCCGAAACGATGAATGCCTTTTATGCGGCGGATCCATCGAGGATTCCTTCGATGAAGGTTACCAAGAATATTATGGAACGGGCCATGGAATACGGATTCTTCCTTGGTCTGGACCCGAAATGTTCGTGGCTGGTTTCATTGAGATCGGCGTAGTGCCTCAACCGGTAGTCCACACCTCGAATTTTTGTAAAGCCATAATAGGTATGCGGAAAACCCGTACTAAAAAGAGATTGCGGGCCCGTAATAGCATAAAACAGAAGGGCGGAGAGTGGAACCGTTATTCAGATGCTACAGACGTATGGTATGTTAACTCTGTAACAGGCGAATCTGTTTGGAAATTACCGCAGCCTATTCGTAAAACACGTAAAAG